GGGTACTGATGTCGAAGACACCCCGTTCCAGGTAATCTCCTTAGAACTCATGACGTACTCACTCTCTGCCCTCGAGCCCTCTGTTGTTTACCCTTTAGCCGATCCAACTCCCGTGCCAAAGCAACAATGTCTTGATCGCTTCGGATGGTGGCTTGGCCGATGAGGGGGGCATTCTGGTTGTAGACTCCCGCACCCCCGCCGGATTCAATCGCAGTCTGGGCAGGGCTGGGCAACCCGACAGCACCCGAGTTGAGTGTGGGAATGCCCCGAGTCAACCCTTGCATCTTGCGGATTTGGCCCGCCAAGTTCCCGGTCGAGGCCTGTACCTGGTCATCGATAGCGAAAAGGGCCTCCTCGATGTAGCTGGGGGAGTTAATGCCCAACCCACTCTTGAAGCCGTCCCACATGCCCCCAGCAAATTCCTTCGCTGCATTGAAGACATTGTCCTTGAGGTTGCTCAGCCTAGAGATCACTTGGTTCAGGATGTTCCCAAGGAAGTCGGGAATACCCGTGATAACTCCCGTAATGCCATCCCAAATGCTACTCCCGATGTTCCCAGCAGCACTGAGCGCCTCGGGCACGAAGTTGATGAGGAATCCAAGAACGTCCATGAGGATGTCCCACACAATGCCGGGCAGGCTCCAGAGGATGTCCCACATCGTGGTAACGATGCCCGTAGCAATGTCCCAGATGGTGGAAAGGACGAGAGGTGCCCACTCGATGATCCTTGTGAGGATCTCCAGCAGGATATTGGCAATCCTGCCAGGCAGGCTGGCTACAAAACTGATGAAGCCAGTAACCATGTTGATAGCGACCTTCACAAACTGAGTTACCAGCTTGGGCCCCCACTCAACAACCGTAGAGATGATCCGCTTCCAGGTGTTAAGCCAGGTAGTGATCAGTGTCTTGTAGAACCGAGCCCAGAGCCCAAGAACGAAGCCGATAGCGAAGCCGATAATCCTGGGCAACGTATCGAACAGGAATCGCCTTAGCACCTGGAGAAGCTCTCCGACCGCTTCTTTGGCTAGGCCAGGGAGGGTGGCCAAGAACCCTGCAATCTCACCAGGCAGTCCCTTGAGGAAGTCGATGGCCTTCCCGATTTGCTCCTTGATCTCTCCATAGATCGCCTTGGCTGTTTCTTCGATTGTCTCCTTGGCCTTGTTGAACTCGTCCTTTACTGCTTGCCAAGCCTTACGGAAGTTCTCGGGCAAGCCCTTGAAGAAGTTCAGGATTTGGTCCCAGATCCTCTGGATATCCTGCCAAAGTCCGTCGATGAAGTCACGGAAAGGCTTGAAATGGAAGTACAGAGCGACTAGCGCAGCGATAACCGCAACGATGGCCACGGCCAGGAGGAACATCGGGTTCAACAGGAAAGATGCACCCAACGCAGAGTTGGCAGCCGTAGCGGTCTTAGCAGCACCGGTAAACAGGCTGAAGGCGTTTCTGATCTCGCCTACGACTCGTACTGCACGGACGATGTTACCGATCGTCAACAGGAATGCACCCGCCAAAATCGAAAGAACACCGATGACACCGATAGCTCCGACCAGGAAGATCTTAAGAGGGGCAGGAAGGCGATCAAAGAACAGGATCACTTCACGCAACCCATCAACCAAGCCCTTCAAGAACTGCTGGAAAGGGCCGCCCGCCTCGACAAAGACAGCCTGCAGTGTGGCCTTGAGTCGCTTAAGCGAGCCATCAAGGTTGTCCATCCGCTTGGCTGCAACATCGGCAGCTGTCGTGCGCTCGATCTCCGCAGTAATCGCAGCAAATCCTTCTTCACCTTGAGACAACAGCTGGAGGGCAGATGGGATGGCTCGAACTCCGAAGAGATCACGGAGTGCTGCGGTTTTCTGCTCATTGTTCAGGTCCTTGGTAGCTTCACCCAAGATACCAAAGACCTCAGACAATGACTTAACATTGCCTTCTGCGTCAAAGAACTGGTTAGCTCCATCCTCGGTGAGGATACCCAACTCTCGCATCCGGTTAGCAGCCCGCTCAGTCGGAGGACTGAGGTTAAGCATGATCTGCCTAAGTGAAGTACCAGCAGTCGATCCTCGGATACCAACCTTACCAAGCAGCGACAGGGCCGCGTTCAAGTCCTCGATTTCGATACCCAAGCCTTGGGCAACGGGGCCTGCATACTTGAGGGTGACGAACATATCCTGGAGTTCGATCGATGATGCGTTAGCACCACCAGCCAGGAGGTTCGCAACTCGAGCCGCATCATCAGCTTCGAGTTTGAAGGTGTTGAGGGTGTTAATGAGGCCCTCACCCGCAAAGGGGATCTCAACATCTGCTGCAGTAGCAAGTTCGACAGATGCCTTACCCACACCATTGATGATGTCCTCGACTGGGGCACCAGCCTTGGCCAGCTCTACAAAGGCTTCAGCCAGGGCAACTGGCCCAAAGATGGAGTTCTTACCGAGGTCGATTGCGGCGTCCTTGAGCCGAACCATATCATCCTCGGTGGCGTTCGTGACGGCCTGGACAAAGTCCATTTCCTTCTCGAACTTAGCCGTCTCGCTTACGATAGCCGCAAAAGCACCCACCGCCTGCATACCGAAGTTCAGCATGCTGTCGCCGGCTGACCGCAGAGCAATATCTGCGTTCTTCAGGTCAGATGTGTTAATCTCGATTGAGCCACGAGCTGTTCCAAGGTTATCGGCGACCACTAGCTACCTCCTTTCAGTGCTGCTTGTCGGGGTGGAATTGCTTTTCCGCATTGAGCGGAAGCGGACTGCGTCGGGGGCGTCGATGAGCTGAAGGAAACGATTGTGTCGCTTACGTTCAACATCCTTCTCCTTCTTACCCTTTATCTTCTCAAGTTCCTTGGTGATGTAATTACCCCACGTAGATACTGCCTCGTCAAAGCAGTATGCTACATAACCATCATCTATGTCTGCCAAGTCACTTGGACGACATTTCCAGAGTTGAGCACTCTGGTACATGCCCCACATCTGTGCTTTATTCTTGACGAAAGTTCTCCAGCGTTGCTGTACCTCCTACGGCGAACTGGAAGATGAACAGCTTGTCGTTCAAATCCACCTCATCAACGTAGAGGATATCCTCATTCCGTCTGTCGTCACCGATGGGGATGATGACGGTATTGCCATCGTCATCGACGGTTGTCGGAACCGCCTCGAGCTTGGGCTCGATGAAGCAGAACAGGGCGACTGAGTCAGCCAAGTCCAGGATTTCCTGCAATTTCTCAGGGTTCTCCATCAGAGCGTTCGAAGCTTCCTCGGAAGGACCTTCGCCCTCCTTCATAGCCTCTTGGATCAGAGGCATGAGTCCGTTGGGGATTACTCCCTGACTCAGGAATACCTGCATACCAGGAGTACGCACTCGAACTTCGTTACCGCTGGGAACAGTAACAAGCGTGCCCAGAGTAGTCTTCTTCTTCCATTCTGATGCGGAAGTTGGACTACCCTGAGCACGCTCTGATGCAGGCCGAGGCCTCGCGTTCGGATTCGGCTTGTCTTGAGTTACTGCGGTCTTCTTTGTAACCATGATCCTCTGACCTCCTAGGGTTCCGGGATAGCTGGATGGGTGTTAGGCGGCGGCGCCCTGCTGGATAACCTGAACCAGCGCAACGCCTCCGGTGAGGTTGGTGATGTCGACGGTCATCAGAGGCTGGTTGGTAGCACCAAGTCCGTTGACGAACTTGACCTGCCATGCACCAGGGACTCCAGTGACTTCCACTTCGCCCGGGTCGATGTTCGACAGGGCCTCGAGCAAGGTCGTAACCTCGGCCGGGGTCGCATCGAAGTCAACGTTCCCGGTGGTCTGACCATCGAAGGTGATGGTGAACGTGCCACCAGTACCGTTGCTGAGGATCAACTGAACCTCATCGATGCCGGCGCCGATCGAGGCCGAGGTCTCATTCCAGGTGATCGTGTACAGGTTCTCATCGGCGTCACCGATGCCCTGACCTGAGCAGCTCGTCACGAAGAACGAACCATCAGCGAACTCACCTTCGAGGTTCTCGGTCACCTTTGCCTTGTAGATCACCACGTGGGTGTCTCCATCGACATCGTTGATCGACTGGCCCTCGATGCGGAAGTATGGACGGCTCTCACTCGTCTTCTTCGTCAGGGCCTTGATCTGGGCGGGTGTAACACCCGTCTCACTCAAGGTACCGCCGGTCAAGACCTGCCAGGCTTCGAGCGAAATGCCGCCAGCCTCCAAGTCGAATTCGACGGTAGGGCCCTGTCCGTGAACGGCGACCAGGCGGTCGTCACCACGAAGCTCTTCGAACTCCTCGGCTTCACTGAAGCTGAGAGTCTGGGAGACTGGCAGATCAACGGCAGTACCGAGAGATCCATCAGAGTTGATCGGAGTGAGCTTGACGTCCCGGAGGCCATACGGCAGTGCGGGGTCATTTAGTGCCATGTGACACTATCCTTTCTGAGTTGTTGGTCTGTGTGGTGCCTTGAACTTGAGAGTCTCGACCAGCTCCCCAGTTTTCGGGTTGAAACGATGCAGAACGACATTGCCCGGTTCTTTCCCACACCATCGACTTTTGCAAGCAACCTCGACAAGTTCCTCGTCAGTGAGTCGAGCGTGCAGGGAACTCGGGCAGCGAAATTCCATCGTCCGTGCGCTTCCCTACTATTCCTCTTCATCGTCGAGCATTGACGACTCATCATCATCAATCTCGTCGTCCTCGGACTCATCAGCGAGCTCCTGGGGCGTTTGGATTGTCGTCATCGGGTCGATTACTTCGACTGGCTCATCGTCCTCGTCGATATCAACAACCCGAAATTCGGCAGGGAGTTTCTCAGCAAGTGAATCACTCAACTTGTTGTTCAGCGTCAGACAGAACTGGTTGCCTGCTGACCAGACCAAGGTCTCCTTGGACTGAATCCCGAGACTTGCGAGGTCAACGGGACGAAGGGTGCGAACGAAGTTCGGCTTGGGCTTCGTGTAGTGTACTTTCTTCATCAAAGCCTCCTAGACTTTGTAAATGACCAAGATACGGGCGAATCGAGTGATGGTCCCCATGTCCTCGTCCCGTAGGTCTTCGCTGGTTTCGATCCAGGAAGATCGGACAACGCCTTCATCTTGGTCTACAACGTTCGAGAAAAGAACCTTGAGCCTCTCGATCATGGCGTCAATCCGAAGGTAGTCACCCGGTACATCATGGGCGAAGATCATGTAGCCGGTCTGTCTCACCATGTCATTGTCGTCGCCTCGAAAGGTCGTGACATCGCTAGTCTGACGATACATGATGAACGGCTTCTCGTGGGGAGTAGCGTTGATCGAGGTTGACTGGAAGACTCGGGGGACGAGGGTTATCACATCGTCCATGGGGTCAAGAGGAGTGTTCATCGGATCAGTTATGACCGTAGTGCCCATATAGGTCAGCAGCGTTGGGTCAGTCGCCATCCGGTCGTAAACCCAGACTCTAGTCATAGTAGATGATCTCCGAGAGCATGTTGTTCATCCGATCCAGTAGCTCAGGGCCTTTTTGTTCTACTGTTGGGATGATGATGGCGAATCGCCCGCCCCAGCGAATCTCTAGCCAGATGCCGTAATCGACTGTGTGGAAAAGACTGACTTCCAGGGACTCGTTACGCAGTGAGACTTCGTAATCCAGTCCCTCCCGAGCATCACCGGTTCGATCGCTCCAGGGTGCATTTGACCGGGCATACTGCAGAAGCTCTTCAGCGAAAGCCCCAGCAATCTCACCCATCTCATTAGCCGTTCGGAACTGGAAGTTCGCAATGCCGCTGCTGAGCGTGTCTACTTGGAAATGCCGGTTGCGCTCATAAGGCCGAGGCCTACGAAAGCGACCAGTCCTTTCATCCCTGAACTTGATCCGTTGTCCATATGCCATGTTAACCTCGATATAGGACGCCGGCTTGACCTCGATCCCAGAGGCGAGCTGAGATGAAGGTTACTGTGTAAAGACCTGACTGAAGTCGGTCAGTACCGCCTACAACGTCAGTGTCAGGGTTGAAGTAGTCATCG